ATACGCCGAAAATGGTGCAAGTGCAGGATTATTAAACGGAACACTACAAAGAAACTTCACTCGAGATGGCGAGGACTTTGTTGAATCGTATGATTTAAGCGGTGGTACTATTACTACAAAGCCTGACAATACAATCAATACACAAGATGGGGAAGAAGTGTTAGTTTATAACATTAGATTCGCATTCGCTAAAAGGGTTATTTAATGAATGAAGAACAAAAAATGCAATTATTAAAAGAAATTCAAATAGCACAAAAAACAAAATTACAAGAGATTAAAGCTGTAGCTGATGATGATAACAAGGCTGATATAAATGGTAGAACATATCAGCTATCTAAAATGACACACAAGCAAAGATTACCATTTATACAATACTTTAATGATGTACAACCAAATCCAATTACTGGTTTATCTATCAGAAAAGATGATTTGAGCGTGAAAGAAGATATGTTAGCACCTTATGTTTTATTTGAGAATGCAACATTAAAAAACTTGCCTAACCATTTTGACAAATACCCTGATGACTATCTAACATATATTGATACTATGTTTATGGTGGTTTGTTTTCCAGTTTTGAAAGAAAGGCTACTCGGTACACAAGGGTAGTCAAAGAACAGAATTATAACTATTTACAGTACACGAACTTAGATGATTATTCTATGTCGTGTATGTCTTTAGTAAAAGCAGGATATGGTAGTTTAAAAGAGATTCAAGAATTAGACACAAAAGAGTTTTTAGACTGTATTGAATATGAGAATATTAACAACACTATACAAAACTTTATTTATGAGGACGCTAGAAATTAGCGTCTTTTATTTTTAAACTATCTATCTCTTCATTAGTTGCTGGTCTATAAACTTCCCAATTGATTCCCATATTTTCTTTTACAATTCTAATATCATTATGATTCATCTTGTCTACTATAACGCAAGGGAAATTACTCTCATCTCTATACCATTCTTTTTTTTCTTGGTAAGGGGTTAGGTTGTATTTTTCATCTTCTCTACAAATTCCTGTATCCATATCCCATCTACATAATTTAATATCATAAGGAAGTCTTACTTTTCCTAAAATATATGTTCTGTCCCTATGCCATAACTCACACTCAAACTCAGGCTTTATAAACTTAATATCACTGTTTGGTGCTTGGATTGTTTCAACACCATTTCCAATAACTTCATTAATTAATTGTTCTTCAAATGAATGCTTTAATCTGTATTCGTTATTTTCATCATAGAATCTAATAAAAGCATCATAGTATGGATTTATATTTATTTCATACCAGTCCCCATTACTACACTGCTCAATCTCAACATCATTATCTAACAAATAAGAATCTAAAATATCTTCGTGATTTTTGTGGATAAAAAAATATTCAAACTCTCTTTCTAGCCAATAATTATCATCATTATCTAATTTTTCAAATGGAATATTGTTAAATGTTCTACTTTTTGCAACTCTTATATATTTTCCAGTTTCAAATTTTTCTTTTTGTGTCATAGTATCATCCTTTTTATTTATACAACAATAATACACTGTCAAAAATCATAAATCAAGTATTATGCTATAATTTAAAATAAAATTTACCTTAGTATTACAAAAGGTAACAAAAGGGTATTTATGGCAAGTGTTTCCAATTCTTTAACGACCGATTTTGTGTTTAATGGATCGATTTCTCCGCTTAATCAGTATAATAAATCATATTCAAGTTCACTCGGATTAATGGCTAAAGGGGTTGGCTTAGCTGCCGCTGCTACTGGTGCTATGTTCGCTCTTGCAACTTCACAATTATCGGTTATAGATACAATGGGGCAACTATCAAGAGAAACTGGTACAAGCGTAGAGTTTTTACAAGAACTTGGATATACCGCTTCCGTTAATGGCGGGAGTATAGAATCATTACAAAACTCAGTTAGAGGACTTTCTGAAAAAATAGGAGAAGCTTCAATTAACGGAAGTGATGATTTTAATAGATTAGGTATCTCAGTACGAAAAGCCAATGGAGATGTTAAGAATACAGAAGAGGTTTTAGGAGAGGTTAGAAATTCTTTTAGAGGATTATCTAAAGAGCAACAAGTATCATTCGCACAAAAGTTGGGAATAGACAAAGGACTTCTGCAAACTCTTAATTTAACAAATGCAGAACTAGAAAAAACTCGAAAGATAAGACAAGCTTTTGGGACAGCAAGTCAAAAAGATACAGACGCAGTTATTAAATATAATGATAGCCTTACTACTTCTAAGATGGCTTTAAGTTCTTTGGGGCAACAGATATCATTGCAAATGCTCCCATCTATGCAAAATCTAGTTACTGGATTTAATGACCTATTATTTGGAAATGTAGACTTAATAAAAAATGGTTTATCTTCCACTTTCTTTTGGTTGGGTAGTGTAAGTAATGCCGTAGCGAATACAGGTCGTGCGATTTATGAGGGGCTAGATTATTTCTATGGGTTTGAAAATGCATTAATGGCAACCGGTGCAGCAATTCTTTATTTCAACAGATCATTACTTTTAAATCCAGTCGGATTATTTATTGCTGGACTAGCGGGTGCTATTCTTATTGTTGATGATTTATACAATGCTTTTAATGGAGGTCAATCAGTCATTAAAGACTTTTTCGCAAGTTTCAATATAGATATAGTTAATACATTATCATCTGTTTTTGATGGGATGAAGATAACTTTAAATAGTTTACTTATAGGATTGTTAGCAGTTGGTGAAGCATTAACTACAGTAGTTCTTTTAGGTGCTAAAGCTGGAAATGTTATCGGTTTAGATATTGATACTAAAGGAATTGAAGAATTTAAGAAGATTCAAAATAGTAAAAGACTTTCCTTGTCTTCAGAGAATCAAAGACTATCAAACGATATAGGAAGTAGAAATTATACAACAGCCCAAAATGTTACAGTAACTCAAAATATAAGCGGTACAGACCCTCAAAGAGTAGCAGAGCTAAGTGGTCAAAACATAGAGGGTGCAATAACTTCTGCAAATGCACAAATAGGGAAAGGTGGTAGATAATATTAAAAGTCGAACTCTTGACCATTAAAAATTATGTCTTTTAATGCTTTAGATTCTTCTTTTTCTTCTTCTTTTATAATATCTTTAAAATGAACTATTTCTTTCTTTTTTATTTTTTTATCAATAGTATTACTCTTTAATGTATATGTAAGAAGTTTAACTTTTCCATCTTGATTCAATATATCTTTATTTAAAATATCCATTTTGTAGTAAGTAATCATTTCTGTTTTTCCTGAAATTGCTACTCCGTGTTTTACAAAACTTCCATAAAATGAATATTCTATTATCCCATTTGGAGAGTAAAACTTAGTTCCTTCATATTTTCCAATTATTTGCTTTTCTTTATTTATATCTATATGCTTATTATAGTGCGATTTACTCCTTTTTTGTATACTTTCAGATATTGAGTAAACTCTAGTATCATCTTCTATCTTCTTAACTTTATTATTTCTTTTAAATTCTTCTATCATTTCTTCAGGAGTCTTTTTAATAGTATCTTCTTTGTACTCTATTTCTTCAATAATAAAACCATTATAAGCACTGCTGTACATTTTTCCATCCAATGCCATTGCATTTTTCAATTTATAGAACTGTACATTTTCTAATTTTTTATTAACCTTTAATATTTTAAAAGCTCTTCTTGTTTTATTATTTTTCCTAACACATTCCACCAAAGAGTCTTTAAATTTTTCTATATATTTTTTTGGCTCACTAATATAAATTTCTTTTATTTGTCTCATTTTCTTATCCTTTAATTTTATATATGAAAACTATACACTTACTAAAATACAAAGTCAAGTATTATGATAAAATAAACAAATAAAAAGAAAACAATATTACAAAAGGTAACATTAATGCTAGAAGAAGCAAAAAATAAAATAGCACAAACTTACGGATTACTAAATAAAACAAGTGATAGCGATTATCTTGGTTTTGATGGTCGCTTTACTTTAGATGCTCGAATAGATGAAAAACTATCTCAAGCTTCAACAGTAACAAAATTCTATTTAGAAGATGGAAGCAATGCTGGAGATCACATCATAGTTGATCCTGTAATGCTATCTATAACTGGAGAAGTTGGAAAAGTAACATATCAACAAAGCTACTTAATGCAAGGGTATTTAAAAGCTCGTAGTCAGCTTGGTAGCATAGGAATATATTTACCAAATAGAACATTGTCGCAAATAAGCAAGATAGGTAAGACTGTAAATCAAGCCACTAATGGATTAAGAAAAGCAGAAGATGTAATAAATAAAATAGGAAGTTTGGGAGCTTACGGAGAGGATGATTTAGGATTAAAAGGACTTAAACAATATACAGATATTAACTCTCTTTTAGGTGGTAAGAAAACTAAAAATTTAGAATCTGATTTTTTAGCATTTGTAAAAGATTATGTGACTAATAGAAAAACTTTAAAAGTAGACACTGCAAAATTTGGAAGATTAGAAAATATGGTTATAACTAACTATTCCCTAAGTACTAATAATGTAGATGATTCAACTTCTTATACAATCGACTTACAAGAACTAAGAACTGTTAAATCAGTATCAACACCAGTTAAAGCAATATCTAAAAATACTAGCGGTGACGCTTCTTTACAAACAAAAGATAAAACTGATAAGGGTGTCGTACAAGGTACAAAAAAATCACTATTTACAAAAATAACAGATTTATTTTAAGGAAATAACAATGCTAGAATATACAATAACGAATGAACCAAATCAAAGCTTTGTAATCTCTTATGAAGATGAACAGATCGAAGTTAGTTTAGAATTTATAACTACTAAAAGCTTTTGGATAATGTCAATTATTTACAAAGGTAAGGAATACAACGGTATACGATTAAATAGTGCTGTAACTGCTTTTGATACTTATAATTTACCGTTTGATGTATTTATTAATGATGTTAATAATATCGGATTTGATGCCTTTGATATAAACAACTTTAAGAGTGGCTTCTACACATTCAATTTAATTGAAAGAGAAGAACTTGCAGAAGCTCGTGGGTATGAAGTAGAGTAGTTTATTTACTTTCCCATTCTATACATCCAAAATCACTAGAACAGTAAACAGTATCGAATCCTATTGCTATATCCCCACATCCACTAATACAGGTATTTTCATTATTATTGAATTTATCTTTTATAAAGTGTATGCAATTCTCACAAATTCTACTTTCAAAATCATCATAAATTTTATCAACAATTTTATCATTGTTTGTTAACTCATCACTTAAGCATTTCTTTGCTATTTCTCTTGTCATTTCTTTCTCCTTTTATTTATTATATACTACTATTAGAATAAACTACCTTGTACTTGTTTTAATCTTTTTTGTATGATTTCATAATAATCTTTGTCTAATTCGCAACCTACATAATCTAATCCTAAAGATTTACAAGCCAATGCAGTTGTTCCACTCCCCATAAATGGATCGAATACTATTTCCTTGTCATTTCTACTTTTACTAAGCAAGAATTCAAATAATTTTTCAGGTTTTTGTGTTGGGTGGAATTCGTTACCACTTCTAAAAGAATTTAATATGTTTTTACTTCTTCCGCCATTTAGCACTCTTTGGTTTGAATTTTTATCTAGTTTTATTCCGTAAAGAATCATCTCATAGCTTCCTGCATAGTCTGTTTTTATATCTCCCATACCCATCCCACCTTTATCCCATATTATTATGTTTTTTAAATGAAAGTTTTTCTGAAATTCTTGTTTGAAAATATCTATATTGTGCCAACTACAAAAAATATATAAATGTGAGTTTGGTTTAGTTATCCTTTTAAATTCACTAAACATTAATGGTAACCAATCTAAATTATTATCATTCTTTATTTTGTTGTGTTTTTTATTTTTAATATGTCTTTCATAATTCATCCCATAAGGAGGGTCAGTCAATACCAAATCAAAAAAGTTATCAGGTACAGTTCTCATATATTCTAAGCAATCCATATTATGAACTTTGTTTAATTCTATCTTTTTCATTTCTATTTCCTTTTAAATTATCTTTGTATTATTTTATAAACCATTCTTTTATACAATATTCTGCTGCCATTGAAAACAATGGTATCATAATGAATAAGAAAATAAAAACTACTGTATTGTTTTCTATATCCTTTTTATTTATTATTAATTTTATAACAGGTTGAAAAATAATACTCCAATAAACTATTGTAAATAATAAACTATATTTAAACATTTCTATATCCTTTTTATTTATATAACAATCATACACTATCAAAAATCATAAGTAAAGAATTTAGATATAATTTAATATAAAATTTCACACGATATTACGAAAGGTAACAGTTGAACAGATTTATAAAAGATTATAAGCTAGTAATAACAACAAGCACAAAAGCTATAACGATAACACCACCTTTAAATATAGAATTCAATGCTGAAAAATCGGCTTTATCGTATGGGCTTAATCGACTTAATTTAAAAGTATTCAATCTTAGTGAAGCAAATCGTAATTTAATCGTAAAAGATAAAGAGGGTAATAATTACATAGGTGTTGAGCTATCTGTTGGTTATGTGAATAATATGAAGCAAGTTTTTAAAGGTAATGTTTCAAGAGCATATCCTGAAAAAAATGGTACTGAGATAGTATCGGTAATAGAATGTATGGACGGCTTATTTGATGTGAAAGAAAGCTTTACAAGTGCAACAGCTTCAACTAAATTACAAGCGGTTGAGATAATCGTAGGTAATATGATGAACACTGAAATAGGTAAAATTTCACGACAAAATACAATATATCGAGATAAGGTTATAATGGGAAACAGCTATGAAGAGTTAAAAAAACTATTACAACCAGATGAACTTATGTATATAGAAGATGAAAAGCTTTATATCATCAAAGAGAATGAATCAGCAGAAAATTATGTAACTCTTATAAGTGCAGAAACTGGATTGATGAACACACCTAAAAGAGAAAATAAAATCGTGGAATTAGATACACGAATGAATCCGGCTATAAAAATTGGTGGTCAAGCTAAACTAGAAAGTATATACGCACCTTATTTAAATGGAGTGTATAGAATAGATACAGCTCGATTTGTAGGCTCGTATGATGGCGATGCGTGGGATATGACAATAAAAATGAGACAAGGAGCATAAATGGCAAGTTCTAACGACTTAGTAGACTTAATAGAAAATACGATACTTAAATATCTATCTAATACACATACGCATATAGTAGCAAAAATAACAAAAATAAACGATACTACAGTTGATGTAAAACCAGTTGATAAAGCTAAAAAGACAGATGGTATTGAGGTAGAATATCCAGTATTTCCAAAAGTACCACCTTTCTTTTTATATGGTGGTGTTAATAATATTACATTTCCTTTAGCAGTTGGGGATGATGTACTATTAATGATAAATGAAAGAAGTTTAGATAATTGGTATAATGGTTTAGATAATAAAGCACCTTTAGAATATAGAATGTTTGATTTTTCAGATAGTTTTGCATTGGTTGGTATTAAACCAAAGAAAAAAGCTTTTACTATCCCAAAAGATGGAAGAACACATCAAACTGGTGACACTTTGGCTACGGGCAATTATGAACAAATCGGGGACTATACTCGTGTAGGAAATATGACAATGACCGGTAACTTCACGCTAAATGGTAACCTTATAGTAAACGGTAATATAAATGTAGTAGGTGGGGATTTAACAGTCGAGGGTATATCTTTTTTAAATCATACACATCCACAAAACAACGGAAACGATGCAGGTGGTGGAGTTAATACTTCAAAACCATCTGCACCATAAGGAATTACAATGGCAATTAAAGTAAGAGGACTTGATAAAAACGGAGATTTTAGTTTTGGCAATGGTCTTGCTAATTACAAGATAAATGATGATGCAATTTTGCAAAATGTACAGACACGGCTAAAGAGTTTAAAAAATGACTTCTTTTTAGATACAGAACATAACATTGATTGGTTTGGAATTTTAGGAGAGATAAATAATCAAGATTTTGTTTTGAATGAAATCTACAGAGTTACACTTGCAACTGATGGCGTGATAAGTGTAGAAGATGTAAATGTAACAACTGTAGACAGCAGGAAAGCAACAATAGAAGTGAAATTCATATCGGAAAATAATACAGAAATATTAACAAGTTTGGGGATTATATAATGGCAAAAATTGACGGAACAGGAATAAGTATAGATAGCTTTAACGATCTATTTGATGCAATAGCAAGTGAGTATAAGGGTATATATGGGGAGGATATAAATCTTGACGCTTCAACTCCTGACGCTCAAAAACTTTCTATATTTGTAAAAGCATATAGAGATATGCAGGAGTTGGGTGTAGATATGTATAACTCATTCGACCCTGACACGGCTATAGGAAATCAACTTAATAAACTGATTAAATTATGCGGTATAGATAGAATACCTGCTACTAAATCAACTGTACAAATAGAGGTAACAACAAGTGCTACAGTATCACTAACAGCTGATTATGTGGTTAAAGATATCTTAGGTCAATTTTGGCAAATAGCAAACACACAGACGCTAACAACTGGAACTACAACAGTATCTTTCAAAGCACAAGATTATGGAATGATTGAAGCACAAGCCAATACTATCACAGAATTTGAAACAATAGTTTTAGGTGTTGAAAGTATTACTAATCCTAATAGTGCTACGGCTGGGCGTGATGAGGAAAGTGACACAGCATTAAAGATTAGAAGAAAAAAGAGCGTTGCTTTGCCTAGCAGGAATACTGTAGAGGGGCTAAATGCGAAACTTTTAAATGTAAACGGTGTTGTAGATGCGATTGTATATGAAAACGATGAAGATGTTTATAATGCAGAAAAAGATTTAAACGCTCATTCTATTTGGTGTGTTGTAGATGGTGGTATTCATCAAGATATTGTTAATATAATCGGACTTGATAAAGGTAGTGGTGCTGGAATGAAAGGTACTGAAGCTGGAATATATGCTGGGCAAATTCCACGACAAGATGGAACGACTAGAAATATACAAGTGCCAGTTAATTATGACCGTCCAACCGAAGTAGAAATATTTATAACATTAGATATAAAAGCAAAAATAAGTGGTGCTACTTTAGACCCTCAAGCAATAAAAAACGCCTTAATCGAAAAGACTTTTTTCATAAATGAGGATGCAATCGTAACAGAGCTTTACTCTTATGTGTATCAAGCAAATACAAACTTTATAGCTACTAACTTACAGTTCAGTAAAGACGATATTACTTATGTTGGAGATGAATTAACAGCAGATTTTAGCGAAAAGTTTATGATAATAGATGCAAATATTACAATAACGGAGATTTAAATGGATGATTTTATACAAGCTTATTTAAATTTATTAATTTACCAATATCGAGGAAAGCCAAAAGCAAGTGCTGAAATATCAACCATTGTAAAAGAGTTTGGAAGCATCTTTGAGCTCTACAATAGTTTTGAAACTGAATTTAACTTAGATACAGCACGAGGTAAGCAACTTGACATTATAGGTCGAATTGTTGGACTAAGCAGAACTGTACCGTTAGCAGTGCCTAAAAAGTATTTTGGCTTTGAAGATGATTCAACAGCCTATCCATTTAGTGATTTATTTGAAAGTGTTGTAACTTATCCTTTTAAAGAATTAGATGAACAAGAATATACAGACTTACAATTAAATGATGAAGATTATCGACAATTTTTAAAAGCTAAAATAAGTAAGAATTTCGCAGAAAGTGACATTATCTCAATTAATACAATAGTTATGTTTTTATTTGATGATTTAGCAGAAGTAGTTGATAATCAAAATATGACTTTAGATTTATATATAGATGCAACTATTGATGTAGACCAAGTTAGAACTATCAAACAACTCGACTTACTTCCTAAGCCTCAAGGAGTTAGATATAATAATGTTATATATAAATATTACAATCAAGAAACTTTCGGGTTTAGTGACGATGCAGACGCCTTAGGATTTAGCGATTTATTCGACACTAATATCAAAGGTGGACGATTTGCAGAAATTTTATTTTAAAAAAGAAAGGAATTAAATGCCAAAAATTACAAGACCTGACACGAATGTTCAAGGTTTCGGAACAACTACTGACGGAACTGGTAGAACGATATACGGAAGCGAAACTCAAAGCGATGATTTAACAGCTAACTTATCAGCAGAGTATCTTAAAGGGTGGAATGTTTTAGGGCAAAAGCCACCTAGACAATGGTTTAATGGTGCATTATTTACTAACTCTCAATTAGTATCGTACTTATTTCAAATGGGAATCCCTGAATGGAACGCTAATCAAGAGTACTACACAAATAGTAAATGTACTTCTCCGATAAACGGATTTACTTATGTATCAAAAACTGGTACAGCTCCGAGTACTCCGAATCCAGGTACGACCGACCCTAGCCTTGATAGTACTAATTGGAGAATTGAAACTATGCAAACTATTGGTGACCAAACAATAGATGGTTCTAAAACATTTACATCTAATCCATTAAGTACAGCAACTCAAAGCACGAATGCAAATGCATTAACAAAATATAGTGCAGTCGTTAAAAATACAGGCAATGAAACAATAGGTGGCGTTAAAACATTTACATCAATCCCTATTGCACCAACACCATCAGCAGGAGATAATAGTACAAAGGTAGCAACTACGGCTTTTGTAGTAGCTAATGCAGGTGGTTTTGACACAGCAGGAACTGGTTTAAGTTCTAGTGGTAATACTCTTAATTTTTATCCGTATAGTTTAGGGACGGTAACAACTACTTTAAGAGGTAGCGATTTTGTAGTAGTTTCAGATAGTACAGTTCCTAAAAAAATCACACTTGATAATTTCGGTAGAGAGATAATGAACGCAAGCGGTTCAGCACCGATATATGCTTGTAGAGCTTGGGTAAATTTTAACGGTACTGGAACAGTAGCTATTAGAGCAAGTGGAAATGTTAGTAGCATTACTGATAATGGAGCTGGTAATTATACGGTTAATTTTACTACTCCTATGTCAGATAACAATTATTGTTTATCAGGAGTTGCTATTTGTTATACTACTGCTAATACAAACCCTATTCCAGTTTGTTTATTCGGTGAAAGTAGCACGGGAGCTACAGAGAAGACAATAACCTCTTGTAGAATTGTTACCACTTTGGGGAATGGACTTGCCCCTTTAGATAATGCAGATGTATCAGTATCGTTTAACAGGTAAAAAGGAAATAAAATGAGAATAAAAACAGACGATATGAAAGCATATATGAAAGAATATAATAATCAATATAAGGAGATTTTATGTCAAATCGCATAATATATAAGAATACGGATGGAAGTGTAGGAGTTTTAATCCCTACACAAGAAGCTTTACAATATTTTAGTCTAGAATCTATTGCTGAAAAAGATGTACCAAAAGACTTACCATACAAGATAGTTGAGGACACAGATATTCCAAATGATAGGGAGTTTCGTGACGCTTGGGAATGGGATAATTCAATAGAACCAGATGGCTTCGGTGGTGAAAGCAATGAGTTCGATGCAGAACTGTTAGCTAATTACAATGGAGTAAATAATGATAGTAATAAATAACGAAAAAGCAATAGAAATAGTTAAAGATAAAATAAGAGCGTGGAGAGAAGCAGAGTTTAAGAAGAATGATGTAGCTATTCAAAATGCTTTAGTAGATGGCGACGAAACTGCAAGGCAAGAAGCAGTTGAGTATAGAGATTATTTAAGAGATTTACCAGCTCAATGCGAGGGAAAATCTCTTGATGAGTTAAAAATGATTTTGAGTTCTTTAGATGAATGAAGATGTGGTTTTGGAAAATATTACAAAAGCTGATTTACAAGCTATTTTAAAAGATGCAGGTACTCAACAAGCTGTTATTTGGGTATCTGATAGACCAGAGGTATAAAATGTTAGAACCAATAGGGAGTAAATACAGACTAATAAGACCAGTAAAATATAAAAAGTTTAAAGGTTATTAATATAATGGGTAGTAAATACAATGACTTCAAAAGAGATTTAGACACTCTGTTTAAAATTACAAGAGATAACGAAAATAAATGCAGAACCAAAAGAAGAGGTAGAAGATAAATGAAACTAGATAAAGCAGATGAAGTGATAAAGCCACCAAACATTCCAACCAAAGAACAAGAAGAAATTAACACTATAGTAAACGGTGCTTTTGAAGACTACAAACAACAAGAGCGTAGACAAGTCGGAAACGATAAAGTCTATGAAGTTGCATTAGAAAATAAAAATGAAATGCTAAGAATAATAAAAGCACTTTTAAAAATAAGAGAAGAGCAAAGAAAAACAAATACTTTATTTGATGGATTTTTTAAGAAGACTTGGAAGTTAGCAATTTCAATATTTTTTATATCTTTATTGTCGGGATATTCTATTGCTGTATTCCATCATAACAGCATAAAGCCATTTTTTAAAGACATAGTAAAGGAAGTGTTTAAAACAGTAGTAAAGGTAGATTCATAATGCCTTTGCTAAGCTTTTTAGGAACTAAAGCTTTTAAGTATATTTCGGGTGGGTTGGCACTAGTTTTATGCTTATACTTTGTTTACTCTAAATTAGAAACTGTACTTACAAATAATACTGTACTAAGAGAAAATTTAAATGAGAAAGAAAAACAAATCTCTATTTTAAAAAGTAACAATATAGAAGAGAAACTAAAACACAAAGAAGAGTTAAAAGTTTTAGAGTTCAATATAAAATCTCAAACACAAAAAGAAGTTATACAGAAAACAGTTGATTCTTTTAAAAAAGTAGATCCGTTTAAACCAGTTATTAAAAGGGGGATAAAAGAATATGAAAATGTTGATCATACTCCTGTTAGCTTTAGTCTTTAGTGGTTGTGCAAACAAAGAAAAAGAGATTGAGTTACAAATAAAAGATAGACTCATAAAAACAAAAGTCTATGAGTTCAAAACGGTTGATATAAATGGTGCTAAAATATCAATATATACGGCGTATGTTTCAAGTCCTACAGTAAGGGTTGGAGTAAACGCTTATAAAGAGAATGTACCAAATTATGAGATTATGTTAGCACCAGCGGATGTACATAATGTTTGTAAACCGTATTTGAATAAAGCTAAAGGTTTCTATAGGGGCGTAACAGATTTTTACGAGTTCCAGATAGATGAATACAATAAAATAACAAAGGAAGAAAATGAGTAAATTTTTAGACAATTTAAAAAGAGTATGGGTGGAAACAGTAGTTTCTATAGTTTTAGTAGCAGTTTTATTTATGGGTTTATATAGCTTTTTACCAAATCCATTACAGCTTTTAGTATTGAAAGCAACATACATAAGCGTTGGTATATTACACGCTCACTTAATCGGTAAATTGATTATCCCTACAAAAGTAGAATGGGGTTTCAAAATTCACAATCAAAGCGGTGCGTTTTGTGTAAGACTAGCTTTATATGTAATCGTGCCTTTATGCTACGCAATGGGAGCATAGAACAAGATGAAATTAACTTTATTAGCATTTGCATTCGTATCGGTTGTAAGTGCTAATAGTTGCGATAGATATGTACACGATGTTAGAAAAGCTCATTACCAAGTGTTTGGACTAGACTTCCCTTATCATTATGGAGTGGCTCAACTACAAAAAGAAAGTGATTGTAGAGATGTAATTTCAGGGGATGGTATAGGTAGTCAAGGGATGGCTCAAATTACTTATAGATGGTGGAAAAAGTTTCTTGATAGTAAGGGTATAGATGATATACGAAGCGTAAGGAATCAAACTTTAGCACAAGCGTATATTATGAAAAACTCTAAAGAACAAGCTTTTAGTAAGAGAATGTACTCGTGGTATATGGTATATAATGGTGGTGGTGGAATAAATACTGAAATTAAAAAAGCTAGAGAAGATTTAGGAATAGTTGATATTAAACATCATATAGCTATGAAATACTGTACTAGAAATAAAATCATATATGGCAAAACAGCGTGTGAAATAAATTATGATTATCCAGTTAAGATTTATGAGTATGCGAAAAGGTGGAAATTATTTGGAGATGGAGGGTATAAGTTTTGGTAGAAAAATTAAAAGCGTTTTGGTTAGTATTTAAAAAGTATTATATTATTATCGTAACATTGTTGGCTTTTGTGTGGAGTCCAATTTTTTATTATAATTTTGATAACGAACCAGCAATAGGAATAGACTTTTTTGAATATAAAAAAAGCTTTACGATTATAACGAATGGAACTGATTAAAAAGTCCACTCGTTAAAGTATCCGTAAATTAAAAGACAAATCATAACAGCTATTAAAGCTATATTAGCGACTGTGTATCTATGATCTGTTTCTTTTCTCCAATTTCTTTGATCTCTACTATTGTAATGTTTCATACGCTCACCTCTCTCAATTTTGCATAGTCTTCAAATCTTAAGCCACTTTGAATCCAACCATTACGAATATAATCTATAATTAATTGATCTCTATTATGCACTTCTTTTCCTTTTTAAAAATTCTTTTTGTAACTGTATTTCATCATCAGTTAATTTTCTACTGTGTAAAATTGGACTAACTGTATCAATCGCTTCTTTTAAACCATCTTCATATTTTAAACGATGTGCCATTGAACAAAACTTTCCTGTTGATTCTTTTTTACAATATAAACATTTCATACTAACAACTCCTTATTCTCGTGTATATTACCAACCATTATTCCACCAAGGAAAAGAACTTCTACTAATTTATATTTTTTATAATCCTTTGATAAACAAATCCAACCAGTATCTTGATAATCCCACTCTACTTTTAAAATTCCAAATTCTATATGCTTTATAATATCGTGTTCATAAACTTCATTTTGATTTAGTTTATCTTTTAATCCAGTATATTGCATAGCTGCATTATAGTCAAATCCAAAATCTTCAGTTCCTTTATTTAGATTAAAATAAAAAAAACTATTACTTACACTATTAAAACTTCTAAATTTAATATCTCTCATATTCCTATACCCTTTCTGGTTACAAGTTCTTTTTCTATATTTTCGACCAATTTTTTAGCTAACTCGTACTTTTTTAAAAGTTCATTCATAGAACAAGTTGTTATATCATCAATTCTTTTGTCTTTTATGTATTTTTGATTTTCTATGTAATAATTGTATGCAATTAATGATTCTTCTTTTGTTTTATAACCTCTCTCTACAATATCATAAGAGCCTTTTTCTAATGGTTTTTCATAGTATGTGTATAATATACCAGTAATCATAGGAAAACCATAACTTACATAATCGTATTTAACAGTAAATGTATCTCCAAATCTTATATCATCTTTCATATCATTATCCTTAAAAAGGAATCTCATCATTATCATATACAGGCATTTGATGATTGTTTTGCACCTGCTGTTGCGGTGCATTGTATTGTTGCTGCGGTGCATTGTTATTACTATTTGCTTTATCTATAAATGTAAAACTTTGAAGTTTAATAACTACCTTGCTTCTATTTTGTTGGTTATTATCAGTCCAAGTTTGCTGTTCAAGCTCACCAGTTATTCCAATCATTGAACCTTTTTTAAAAAACTTATTTACATTTTCCGCTGTTTTCCCAAATGCTGTAATATCAAACCACGATGTTTTTTCAACTTTTGTACCATCTTGTTTTTTATAATCTTGATTAACTGCTATACTAAAGTTAGCTATTGCACTCCCTGAAGTTAAAAACTTAATTTCTATCTCTTTACCAATTCTTCCAATTACATTAACATTATTCATTCTATTTTCCTTTATTCATTTTTTCTAATCTAATTAAAAGCTCACTTTTAAAACCAGTTTCTTTAGCTATTTTTATATCTCTATCGTATTGTTCTTTTGTTTCAGTAAATATACTATTGAATTTCATTTTTTATTCCTTTGATTTTAATTTCACCTATTGAATCATTTAACATCATAATAGCAGTTTCTTCCAGTTCTAACTTTCTAGCTATTTTCATAATAGAATCTACATCATCAGAAACTCTTTTAAATAGTCCATCCGTAACATCTTCTAAAATATCAATATCTCTTATTAATTGTTCTTCTTTATTCATCGCTTATCCTTTTTTTGTAGTAACATTATCGCATACAGTTTAAAATAAATCAAGCTTTTTAAACCATATACGATATTAATTTAAAATCGTGTTACTATTTGTTACTTAAATACTCTTCTAATAAACTACTCGAATGAAAAAGCAAATTATCTAAGTCCATAACATTTTCATAGAAGTCTTCTTTACTCATAATATGAATACCGAATTTACTTTCTTTATGATGTGATTTACATAATGGAACTACTCTACTATCATCTCTACGCTTACCTTTTATTCTTTTTACATCCGTGATATGATGCACCTCAATATCGTGTCTACCACATACTACGCAAGGGATATTGTTAGAATGTATCCATCTTGCATATTCTGTAAAATTAAATTTAGGCTCTTTATGTTTTCTAGTTTGCTGTTCTTTTGTTATTCCTATACGCATTTCTAATCCTTTTTTTAATATTTGTCATATCCTATATGCTTATAGTGCTTCAATTCATAAACTTTTAGATATCTCATTCCGTAATTTTCATAAACCATATTTTTATCCTTTTATTTAGTTAAATGTATTTTCTACTGCTTTATTTATATTTTTAGTGTATTCTTTCATATAGTCATCTGCAAAATCTTCATCAAGCGAGCTTATAGAAAGCATATCGCACTTAGTTTGATACATACCAGCTATAAAAGCTTTTCTTGTTTCTCTTATTTGTATTTCACTTGCGTCTTTTGGTAGTGTCATGTCTAAAAATTTGTTTACTTTTTCATTAACATCAATACTTATTATTTCTTTCATCTTCTTATCCTTTATTTAAATATTTTTATTTTGTACCAACTCGATACACCGCTTACTTTAAATCTTGCTATTAAGTTATTTAGTTTCTGCTTCATTTTGAATCGTAATAAAAAGTTATCACAGCAAAATCTTTATTTACTCCATCTATTTCGCAAGTTCCGTGTTCTCTCATAAAAAAGTCACATTTATTTTCGTTGATTATTTTTTTTATTTCTGATTCACCTGCTTTTGTATGTTTTGAATACCTACTTGATACTATTAACTGCTTGTTTGTATGTTCTTTTTCCATCTTCTATTCCTTTTTATCTATTATACATTTCTATCATCAAATCCCACTCTTCTTGCACAAGTGGAAGAGTGATATCATTTTCGCTACATACTTTCATAACATATTCAATGTGTTGTAAAAGTTCCTTTGTTTCAATGTCTTTAGTAGATATTTTGCAATCTCTTTTAACATCAACTCCATAATCTAAATTCATTATCTTGAGTAATTGTTTTAACTCTTCTAAGCTACTATAATCTTCATACTTTACAATCTCAAACACTTTATTAGTTCTAGTATCTAAAAGCTCATTAAAGCGAATACTATGCGATTTATTAAACATATCACTTAGTATTCTACTATGATAAAATTTGTTAAAATTACTTGATATGAATTTCATTATCTAACTACTAAACTTTTGCTTCTCACTAAGTTTGCACCAAAAAAGCTCTCTCCATTTTTTTCAGCCAACAACATAGCTTCTTTAACATCTTTAGCAATAATCTTTTTTTCAAATTTACAATACTTGTCTTGTATAGAATCAATATCAATCAAATCAACCTTTACGCTATTTGTAAAGTAAAAATTGAACTCATCAGTCTTTAGCTTCTCTCCATCCAATAAGCTTAATTGTAACTCTTTTAAATAGTCTTGAAACTTTTCAGTCCTCTTGATATTAGCGTCCTGCACCGCTTTTTTTTCTTTGAATCGTGCTATTTCATTATTTAAAGATATTTTATAATCTTGTATTGCATTTAGTTTTTCTTCTTTTGTAGCGTTTATTTCTGCTTCAACTATCGCTATCTCTTCATCTGTAAAATTAAATTCCCCTGTTACTGGATCAACATCGTTTTTCATTCTCTCTATTAATCTTAATTTTTCTACTATTTCATTTGTTGTCATTATTTATCCTTATTTTTTTAATAGTGTTGTATAAGCTGTATTTAGTTGGCTTAATGTGAATTTTTCTAACTTGCACCCATACGCTGTTTCTATTGCTGTTATATCAAAGTTTTTAGTTTCTGCTAATTGTTTAATATCGTTAATTGAATATTGTTTAGTCTTTTGTTGTTGTTTTGGTGCATATCCACTAGCGTAATTTCCATCATCGTCAGTTTGTTCTAATCCAAGCATAGTAACTAAAGCATATCTTCTAGCGTAAGTTATCGCACTTCCAAGTTTCTGCATATCTGAAGCACCTACATAAGATATAAATCCCTCAATAGTATCTTTACCATCTAAATCATAGATAACTGTTTTAAGACCACTTTCTGTTGGTATTTGAATATATCCTAAACCGCTTTCTATTAAAGGATTTTCTATTGCATCCATAACATCTTCTAATTTTGAATATTTCGATTTATGAAATGGATTTACACCGTTCTTTTTTACTTTACCAACAATTTTGCTAAATTCATTTAACTTTTTATAAATACTCATCTCTTATCCTTTAACAACTATTTTAATACCATTTTTATAAATAGTAATACTTTTAAACTTATAATCCGAATCCATTAACCAATCTAATTCTTCCATTTTTTACCCTTTTCAATATCTCTTAATATTTTTTTAGCTTCTTTCAAAGTTCCAATTCTCATAATCTCGCTCATTGGAACATCTCCCATCTTAGAAGCCAACTCTATAGTTTGCTTATCATCTATAGTAACTCTTGTTCTTAATATTTCTTTTTTTTTCAAATCCTTATCCTTTTTTTAACTTGCTAATAAATCTAATAGTCTTCCATCAATCTCTAAAACTGTTTGAACTATTATTTTTTCATCATTTTTTAATTCCGATTGTAATTTATATTCAAATTTATCTTTATTAAAATTTTCACTATCACTACAAAGAAACCAATCCTTAGCTCCTAAAACTCTTTTTACTGTGTATTCCATCTCTTATCCTTTTTTGTTTGTACTGAAATTGTAGCTACTATTTACTTAAAGAAATATAAAAGTTGATGCAAAATTGTAATTACAAAGATAGCTACATTCTTAACCTTTATTTAAGTTAGTTAATGCAATAATTCTTTATCAAAACATAAAGGATAAGTAAATGAACAAATTTAAAAAATACTACACTAATGTATTTGTAGCAGAATGTGAGGAAGCAAAAACTAAGGGAGATATAATAGTATTAGAAACTAAATATAGTAAAGAAGTTGAATGTGAAGTTTTTAATTTGGTATCTACAGCAAACAATAAATACTATTATTCAATAGTACGACTAGAAGATATGAATTATGCTGAAAAAAAAGCTACTAAATATATAAAAAGTGCAAATGTGGCTGATAACAATAGTCATAAAGCTTGGGAAGCTTCAAAAGAGGGGGCTGAATTTTTAGTACTTGCAGAACCAATAAAAGTAGGACATCATTCAGAAAAAAGACATAGAGCGTTAATCGAAAGGAATAATAAAAGAATGTCAAAATGTGTATCAGAATCAGATAGAGCTGATACGCTTAGACAAAAATCGGAATATTGGGAGAATAAAGCAAAAGAAATAACTCTTTCTATGCCTGAAAGTTTAGAATATTTTACTTTTGAATTAGACAAAGCAAAAGAATATCACAAAGGCTTAAAAGATGGAACTATTAAAAAAGAACATAGCTATTCAGTAACTTATGCAAATAAAAAAGTAAAAGAACTTACAAAAAAAGTAGAAATAGCAAATATATTATGGGGTGTGTAAAATGTATAAAACATTCAAAACAAACTCACAGAACCACAAAATACTAACTTACTTACAACAAGGTAATTCTCTAACTTGTTTAGAAGCTGTTATCAATAACTTTTCACATAACCTTAGAAGTAGAATAGCTGATTTAAAAAGAGCTGGTTATATGATAGATGTAAAGCAAAAGAAAATAAGCGGTGGATATGTTGCTGTTTATAGTTTGAAAGGGAAGTAATGAAATTTACAATAGAAGTAAACGCTAAATGCAGAAACTGCAAACATTGGGAGGTTACGACTGATGATGATATGTATTTTTTAGAAAATGATGAAACATTTTGTAAATTAGATAATAAAAAAAGAACAGATGCAGAAGATTGTGACAAAATAGATGTCGACATACTTACGCTCAAAGACAATCTAAAAAGTGCAGGATATGAAAAAATAATATTAGGAAGAATATAATGAACAAAATTAAAAACAGTCAATTAAATACGATTCTAAGCTGGTTAAATCATATGTGCTTTGAAGAGATAACAAAGAAGTACAAAGAATGTAACGAAGTAGAGCGGTTAGTATATGATGTAGAAAAATACTATAGCAAAATGAAGCCAACTCAAATATGTAATAGCGATTTAGACAGAGTTACAAACAAACTTAAAGAAGTACAAACTACATTCGAAAAGGAAGAGACCTTACTTGATGAAAACGGTAACCAAATAATGCAGGGCAAGAGTATTCAATGTATCGATTACAGTCCGCAGCTTTTAATGATAACATCTTTAGATCACTTAATCAATGTTGAGCGTGATCTATCACTACGGATTAAATTCAGTCATATTAATTTTAATGAGTTATTTGAAGATGTAGAGAAAAAAGACAGTAAGTTGTTTTATAGCACTATGAAAATATATAATAAAATGATAGGGGTAATTAATGGGTAATAATAATATAGAAAAAGTACCGGTTATATTAACAAAAGAAAACTATAAAAAGCTTTTGGATATTGGTTATAGTATGGGAGAATTTGACTTAAGTGATGATAATATAATAAATACAGCTCTTGGAGTTTTGTTACAAAAAGATGAAATGAATCTAGCTTCAAATATAGAGAACTTGGTTTATTGCTTAACTAACAACCATAAAGAAGAAGCAAAAAAGAAATTTAAAATAGTTTAAAATAGTTTAAAAAGCATATCACTTGATAATTAATTTATCTTGTGGTATAATACATACATAATATTTTAATAAAAAGTTTTTTCTAACCAGAGGGTCGAAGTTCTAGGAACTAAAGCGATTGTCACTCGATAAGAGCTTTGGTTAGAGTAAATATAATTATTTAAAAATAATCTGATTATGAACTTCGACCCTCATTAATCAGTTTTACTACTATAGTCGATAGGAATAAAAATGAAAAAAGAAATAAACATGCTTAGTAATTTATTTACTACAGATTACAGACTAAAATTAGTCAAAAATTCAGAATTTAAACTTTACACTAATGGAAAGATAAACTTACCACCTGAGGACATTAGACTTTCTTTAATTGTAAATAACAAAAATCTAAACTTTTCAGAAAAAGCTGAAGAATTAAGAAGAGTTAAAAGACATATCATTGATACAGATGAGGTATTAACTTATGAAAAGAGATAGTTTTATATTTTATAGAAGTTTCTATGAAGCTTTAAATGATATGCCTAATGAGTCACAATTAAAGATATATCAAGCTATAGCAATGTTTAGTATGGATTTTAAAGATCCTGAACTTACTGGAATAGAAGCAACAATATTTAAACTAATTAAGCCACAATTAGAAGCAAATAATAAGCGATATGAGAACGGAAGCAAACCAAAACAGAAGCAAAACAGAAGCAAAACAGAAGCAAAACAGAAGCAAGATGAAAGCAAAAATAAAGCAGAAGAAAGCAAAGAGGAAGCTAATAAGAATGATAATGTAAATGAGAATAACAATAACAATAAGAAATTTTCTTTTTCTTTATCTTCTACTAAACAGATTTCTAATACAAGTAAAGAGTATCAAGCTAAATTAAAAGAGTATATTCTATCAACTAATTCAAAAATGACTTTTGAAGATTTTTATGATAGTTGTGAAATGAAAGGGTATAAATATAAAAACTTTAAACTTGCATTTAATAACTGGAATAAGAAAAATGACAATAACGAAAATAAAAACATTAGGGGAATAGGAGCTAATTACTTAAATGGATAATACATATACTTTAAACATAGAGAGAGCTATCTTATCAAGCGTTTTATTTGATTATGAGGTAATGACAACATTAACAGAAACTTTAAAGCCTAGTGACTTCTATCTACCAGCACACGAAGTAATATTTGAAACTATGATAAAAATGTTCAATGAAAATTTACCATTAGATGAAGATTTTTTAAGAAAAAGAATTGATCCAAAAGTTGTAAGTGATAATGTATTGATTGAAATATTAACAGCTAATCCGATTTCAAATATAATGGCATATATACAAGATATTAGAGAGGGTGCAAGACTTAGATATTTAACAAAACTTTCTACTAATATAAAAAAACAAGCATTAGAAAATGAAATATCTTCAAATGAAATATCAGATTTTATTAAAAAGAGTATTGATGATATGGATGCAGACATTGACAATATAGAAGATTTTAGTGGTGATGATATTATGAATACACATTTTGAAAAAGTGCCTTTATTTACGACTGGTATTGATTGTATAGATGATGAAATTGATGGAATAGCAAACGGACAATTAATTTATGTTACTGGACTTGAAGAAACAGGAAAAACACATATCACATATAAAATTATGGAAAACATTAGCCAGTCAAGAAAAACTGGAATAATATCTTTAGAATTTGGAAAAGAAAAATTAAAAGATAGATTATCAAATATGATTAAAAATAATCATCAGTTAAATCCATCTAATATAAAAGCTTCTTTTAATTGTCATAGCATTACAAAGTTAGAAAAAACTATTAGAAAATGGGCGAATGATGGATGCAAATTTGTTGTTGTAGATTCGATAAACTTAATTGAGAACTCTTTAATTAAAGATAGATTTGAGCGTGTTTTAAACATAGGTACAAGACTATTCAAATTAGTTCAGCAATTAAATATAACAATGTTTGTAATTAGCACAAGTACAAAAGAAGATAATAAAAACGGAAACCCTAGTATATATGGTGGTCAATTATTAAATAACTATTGTGACCAAAAGTGGCATATATTTAGAGATTTTGAAACAGAGGGTAGAATGTTATGGATCAATAAAAACAAACAAAATTTTAGATACCCAAAAATAGAATTAGATTTTTCAAAAGAGGGACATATATATAAAAAAGGTGAATTTTACAGAACTAGAAAAGAACCGGAAATTACTGAATATAAAATGGATGAAACAGTAAATGTAGATATTCCTGATATAGATTATTAAGATGATAGATACAAGATGTAAAAAGTGTAAATGTATTTTAGTAGATTCACTGATAAAAATAAAAGGATTATAGGGATGGATTATTACAATATAAAAGCAAATTACTATATAGATTCAGTTTCTATTGAAGCTGATGATTTTGAATACATAGCAATTTGTAAAACTCACGACGGTATTCAAATAGATGAAAGTTTAAAAGATAAAGAAGAAATAATTATCAAAAAATGTAGAGAAATAAAAAAACTTATGTTTGAATTACGAGAGATTGTAGGAAAATAAATGACAAAAGCAAAACAAATAATAAACGGAAAACTAAAGTGCAGCACTTGTAAATATTTGTTACCTTTAGAAGAGTTTGGAAAGCACAAAAGAACATCTACAGGTTATCGAAGCAACTGTAAAGCGTGTGAGAATTTAAAGCAGCGTAAGAAATATAACAAAGTTCCAACAAATACTGGAATAATCGGAATTTATGCAATAGAGTGCGATCATTGTAAAAACACATTTACAACTAAAATTGTTAATCAAGTATTCTGCAGTCAAAAATGTAGAAAAAGAAGTTGGTACGAAAAAAATGAGATGAAAAAGGATAAGGAAATATGAAAAAAATAATATTACATTTATGTGCGGATATAGGAAGCGATAGCAGATATTATCAATTAGATGATAATTATGAAGTTATAAAAGTTGGAAAAGATATAGGAGTTGAAAATTATACACCTCCTAAAAATGTTTATGGCGTAATAGCAAACCCACCTTGTACTGAATTTTCAACTGCTAGAACAAATGGAAAAGCAAGAAGTCCTAAAGATGGTATGTTTTTAGTTGAACATTGTTTGCGAATAATAGATGAGTGTAAACCTAAATTTTGGGTAATTGAAAACCCTGCAAGAGGTGTACTTAAAAAGTATTTAGGAGAGCCTACATATAAATATGAGCCTTGGTGGTTTGGAAGTCCTTGGACTAAACAAACAGCTTTATGGGGCGAGTTCAATATCCCTAACAGAAAATATACTAATTGGGAAGATGTTCCAAAAAATGATAAGTTATATATTCGACCAAATAGACCAAAACCATCATTAGCTTTTATGCACAAAAGTGCAATTAATCTAATACCAGAATTTGAAACATTTAAAAATGATGTTAGTTGTGATATGCACTTTAGAAGTTTATGCAGCCAAAAGTTTGCAAAAGCTTTTTATGAGGCTAATAGATAATGGCAATTAAAGGCGATAAACTTCAAGAGTATATATCGAAGCAAGAAAAGAAAGTTTATAGAAACTCGCAATGTGATGATTGCAATTGTCATTTGTGCGATGTGAAGCTTTATAAAGGGAAAACTGATACTAAGATATTATGCAAGAAATGTTTTAATAAATACAAATTATAGTAATTAGTTATCATAGTGTTATAATTTTAACTTTAAATTAAGTTTTCTAGTGTATACTTCTTATATCAAAACAACAAAAGGATAAGAGATGAATTTATATGAAGTAAAAATGGGAAGAAAATACGAAGTAGTTAAAGCAAGCAACATGATGGAAGTATCTAAGATTTGTGAAGAAAAAGGTTTTAGTGATTTCAGAAGTTGTGGGATGATGAGTATATCAGAACTTGCATATCATAAAGAATTTGCACCTATATTAAGTGAGGTGTAGAATGAGAGAGATTAAATTTGACACTATGGTGTTTATTAGAGGTACTCTAAAAGGAGAGGGCAAATGGTTTCATTATGTTATGACATTAAAAAAAATAACAGAAACTAAATTTTTATCAAATTTTGAAGATACTGTTTTTAGGGAATTCACGGGAATTAAAGATAAAAATGGAATAGACATTTATGAAAATGATTTAATAAAGCACGAGGATTTTAACGGAATTGGGGAGATTACATTTAGTAGAGGTTGTTTTCGTGCATTTGATTTTACATTGGCTAATTTTGAAGAGATACATCCAATAAGTAAAATAGAAGTGGTTGGGAATATATATGAAACCAACAGATAGAAACATAGCTAAACATTTTGGAACAACAGCACAAACACTTTCAAGATGGAAAACTGAAAGCATAGAGCTAAATAGAAGATACAAAGCAATGAGAGAATACTACATAAGAAACGAAGTATTGAAAGATGGCGATAGTTATTGTTTTGAACATCAAGTAAGCGAAGTATTATTAAAAAATAAAAAGGATAAATAATGATAATAAGTAAAGAGTTATTGAGTGATGTTTTAGAAGAAAAAGTAGTCCGTGTTCACATAATGGAAAATATGACTTATATTTACTTTTTAGATAGTAACCAAGAATATTTTATGAATATTCACGAATTAGCTAATAAGTGTAAAGAGTGGGCATCTATAAAAGGATTTAGACTTACGAGTTTCCAAGATTTGGAAGATGGATGTTGTGAAGTTTCTGAATCAATTAGTTACCCACCTTGTTTGTTTTCTCAAATTTGCAAAACAGAAGCAGAAGCAATATTTGAAGCGTGTCAATGGATTTTAGATAATGGGTAAAAAATTAAAAGAAAAGATGGACTACATTAAGGAGTTAGAAGATTTTTCTAATAGCCAAACTGAAACAATAATGAAACAACGAAAAGAGATAATAAATAAAAATGAAAAAATAAAAAAATTAGAAGAAAGCATAAGTGAATATATAGAAGATTTAGAAAAGAGCAATAGAGGATTAGAAGCTTTTATTCAAACACAAGAAAAACATTTAAGAATAGCAGAAAAAGCAATAGAGAGAAAAGACAAACAATTTTACGGACTAAGAGCAGCATATCAAGATGAAATAATAAATAGAGGAGAATAAGATGGATAACAATATTAATTTAAGCAATTTAGTGACTATAGAAATAAAAGAATGAAAAGTAAAAGTAAGTATGGAAACAAAAAAACATATAGAATAATAAACAATGAAAAGATTAAATTTGATTCATTAAAAGAAGCTAGATACTTTGATTTACTTTATGCAAGAGCTAATAGGGGGGAGATAGAAGAACTCACTCTACAGCCAAAGTATGAGTTAATACCAACTATAAGATGGGATGGAAAAACATTAAGAAAAATTACATACTCTGCAGACTTTAGATATAAAGAAAATGGAAACACTTATGTAATAGATGTAAAATCTTCTGCAACATTTCAAACAGATGTGTATAAAATAAAGAAAAGATTGTTTCTTAATAAATATAGAAGTGAAGTAATTTTTAAGGAGGTATATTAAACTAAAGAGTGAGAGAGATAATCACTCTTTAATCTCTAAAATGAATTATAAGCTGTACGCTTGTAAAGGATAAGTAAACAAACGAAGTGTAATTATAGCACAGTTTACTTAAATAAAATAAAAGTGTATGAAAATACAACAACTTAACTATGAGAGGATAGATAAATGATACATGAAATAATAAACCCAAGTGATGAGTATACGATAGAGTGTGACGATATGGAGATACTAACTGCTTCAATATTTATATTAGGAGAGGGTTCATATGCAACTGAAAGTAAAGATACCGATTTTAAAGTACCTATTACTATATTTGGTGGAGAAAATGGAGAGGATTTTTTTAAAAATACTTTTGGTAAAGACCTTGGAGAGTTTGCAAATGCGAATAAGCCTGAAATTGCAGAATGTTTAGAAACAATTTGCATAGGTTCTATAGATGACAGAGAGTTGTATATTATGGCATTATCTAAAATTGATGAAGATCAAAAAGAAGATTTTATAAAAGAGTGGTACGACAAAAAACAATCTTCAATGAATGGCATAGGTCAAAGAGCATTACTTATAGCAAAAGCAATAAAGTAACACAAAACAAAAAAGGAAAACAAATGAGCGAAACAATAACATTTAAAAAAGAAGATGTGCAATTTATGCAAGACCAGTTTAAAGCGATGGTTGAAGAACTAAATAAAAAAGATTTACATATAACACATAGCAAAAGAGAGATTGAAGAATTAAAAGAAAAAGTTGAAGAGCTTGAAAAAAAGCTAGTACCGTCTGACATAAATGAAATTATTTCTAAAGAAACGCTAGAAGCTATTAATAAAATTCAACAAAGTTAGTAAAATAATATGCAAACTTATGCTTAGTTTTAATAAAAGATAGGTATAATTAGTGTATGGATAAAATAAAGTTTCCAAAAGAAGATTTTTTAAAATATACTGGATTCAAAAAAAGAACTTTTGATTATCAAATTAAGAACCATCCAAAAAGATCACAAACTTTAAGGGTAGGTTTTTTAAGAGAAAATAAGCTTGATAATTGCGAAACTTGTATTTTTAAAAATAGGTGTAAACTTCAAACAGTCGTAGAGAAGTTTTCAACAAAAGATGATTTCGGTTGCAATGAATGGGAATCAAACTATAAGTAAAAGGAATACTATGATAAGTATGGGGGCAGAATGTTAAAAGATACATTAGATGGCTTAGGAATTGAAAGAATTGAAGAACAATCGATTGAAACAAAAGAAGTAACAGTTAAATTGAAATTCACTTTTGTAGATGGTGCGATAGAAGATGAAGAACAAGCAGCTATTTATGAAATGATTACGCCTAAAGATGATATAATTGATGAAGTTAATGAAGATGAGCAATTAGCTGACTTCAATAACGAATTTCAAAACTAAGGTAAGTTATGGCAAAAGTAACAGGAGCAGTAAAAGAGGTAAAAGAAACAGTTAAATTAACAGTATCTTTTGAGTATGAGCTAGTAAACGGAAGTTTTCAAAGCACAGAAGATGAAGCACACTACAACAAGTATGTGGAATATGTAGAGGATAAAGAGGAGGTTTAATCCTCTTCTACCTGAATGAAAAAAATTGATAAATATTACAAATTATTAGAATTGTTTGACGACTGTCAAGAAAAAGCAACAATTGCGATCCGTGATCTAGCTGGTTGTAGTTTTAGAACTGCTAAGATTCGTAATATTATCACAAACCCACGATATACGGGTATTAATGAGAACTTCAATGAAATAGTAGAGTATATAGATAAGCTACTAAGAATGTATGAGGATGAGCCTGAAAAGATAGAGAACTTCTTAAAAGATAAAGATAATATTTTAAGTGATGATTATATCTTTACATTAGAAGAACTTGACACGGATGGATTAAATAAATACAAAGAAGAGATGGGAATACTTGGAATATCAGATAAGTTAATGGAATATCTATTTGCAAGAGAGATAACTCTACAAGATAAAGCAAATAAAGCAATAGTTAAAAGAGATGTAACAATAGAAGATCAAAGCAATAGATTAAAAGCAAAAGACGCTTTAATTAAAAAGCTGAGAAGCGAAAAAGCAACACAAAAAAGATTAAAAATAATATAGTTTTAGTGAATAGAGATAAGATATTTACTAAAGTTATAATTTAAAGGATAAAGAGTGAAAGTAGGTAAAACATTTCCTATGTATATAGGAGTAACAGAAAAAGAAAAAGATTTTATCGAAGAGATAGATATAAAAGAAGATGGGCAAAATGACTTAGAAATATCTTTAAATATTATAAGAGATAATTTAGTGAAAGAGAAAATAAAAGGTATAACTACAAACATATCTCAGCTGCCAGACTATAAAAAAAGAGGTTATGTTACGAGATTTATTTTTACAAAAGTATCATAAAGGATAAGAAATGAAAACATCAACGATAGAATATTGCAATAGATGCAAGAGAGATACAATACACTACGGAGAGAAACATAAGTTTAGCTGGGTATTACACTTCATTATGTTTATACTAACTGGCTTTATATGGGTAATTCCTTTTATATTTTACTATATGGCTAAAAAAGATAAGCTTTATAATTTAAAATGTGCTAGTTGTGCTGCAAGAGTAAAGGATGAAAATGAAAGATAAATATATATCACTAAGGTTATTTACTTATGCAAGAGTAAAGGATGTCCGTTACTTAGAGATACTTAATTGTAAAGTATATATACGAGTAGGCGATGACATTCTATTATTTAATCACTTCCATATAAAAGGTAAGCGAAAAGATTTGAAAGGTTTTGGAGATGATGTTTGATATTTTAATATCGTTAGTAATATTTGCACTATGGATAAAGAACAGTTATGTTGAGAATGAATTACAAGAGTTAAAAGATGATTTAGGAGCTTAAGAATATATGGCTAAATTAACAGATACGCAAAAAGAAGAACTAAAGCTATTAAGTATTGAAGTAGATGAGAACAATAAAAAGAAATACACACAGCAACAATTAGCAGATAAATTTGGAATATCTAAAGGAATGGTTAATAGATACATACAACCAAAAGTAAACAAAGTAAACAAAATTATAGACGATGAAGTTAGTATTCATCGTGATTATAAAAAATTACAAGAAGAAAAAAGTAAACATTTGACAAAAAGTGAACAAATTGAAGTAAACAAACAGGTAGAAAGTAAACTTTATGCAGAAAGGTTAATCAATAGTGTTGTAATTAATTCCCTAGCTGCAAACAATAATATATTAGAAGAGGGTTATGTTGAAGATAAAATCAATGTAGGAGATGGGATGCAAAAGTTTGAGAAGAGAAAAATTAATACAAGCGATACATTGAATATATTAAATGGTACAGACAAAGCTTCAATTACCCTAGGAGTTAATCAAAGACACGCTAACAGTCAAATACAAGTAAATAACTCAAACACCCAGCAAAGCCTAGAACTTAATCAAGAAATAGTGTCAAACACATTAAAGAACTTTGAAGATGAGTATTAACCTAACGGCACTTAGGGAGATACTCTTACAAGATTTCATCCGTTATTTAAGATGGAGCTTTAAAACCAAATACAACTCAAAAGTAATACTAACAGAATCACATATAAGTATATGCAAAAAGCTAATAGAAGTGTATAGGGGAAATATAAAAAAGCTAGTTATCAATATGCCACCAAGAGCTGGTAAAACTGAAATAGTAAATACTTTCATCGAATGGACCATAACAAAACACCCACAAGCTAAATACATAATGACATCATATTCAGACACACTCGTTTCTAATTCATCGCAACAGATAAGAGATATGATGAACTCTCAAGAGCATAAATCAATGTTTGGGGTAGATACTAAAAAAGATACTCAATCAAAGAAATTATGGAAAACAAATAAAAACGGTGGAGTATATGCTGTTTCATCTTTTGGGCAGATAACAGGACACGGTGCTGGATTAAAGAGTTCTGATGATTGGGGCGGTTGCATTATAGTAGATGATCCACTAAAGCCTGACGATGCCAATTCACTTCTTAAGCTAGAAAAAGTAAAAGAGTGGTACGAAACAACTTTATCCAATAGGGTAAATAATCCAAATGTACCAATAATAATAATTATGCAGCGACTACACACAGATGATCTTGTTGGTTGCATAGAGCAGAACTTATTTAAAGACTTAAAAGAATGGGAATTTTTAAGAGTAAAAGCTTTTGATGAAGATGATAAAATATCTTTTTGGGAAGAGTTCTATCCTACTGAAAGATTACTACAAATGAGAGATTCTAACAAGTCTTATTTTTATTCACAATTTCAGCAAGAGCCAGTTATTAAAGGTGGTAACCTGATGAAGTATGACTGGTTTAAATGGTGGACTGTATTACCAAATTTAACACACTTAATCATAACTGTAGATACAGCACAAAAGACAAAAGAAGTAAATGATTATACAGTTATGCAATGCTGGGGTGTTTCTAAGAGTAATGATATTTATTTACTTGATATGATAAGAGATAAATTTGAAGCACCTCAACTAAGGCAAACAGCAAAAACCTTTTATAACAAATGGGATAACTACAAACAGGATAATCGAAAAGTATCGTTACGAAAGTTTTACATAGAAGATAAGTCAAGTGGTAGTTCACTAATACAAGATTTAAAGCAAGATAAGCTAAAGATAGGGGCTATTCAAAGGAACACGGATAAAATATCAAGAGTAATGGACTTTTCGCCACATATAGAAGCTGGTAGAGTTTATTTAAATGAAAATATAAACGATATACAAGAACTTATTAATGAGTCATTAGCCTTTCCAAATGGGAAACACGATGACGCAATCGACCCTATGATGGACGCTATAGAATTAACACAAGTCAAATCACAAGGCTATACATCCTCAATGTTCGACTAGTAACAACTAGTAACCACAAGTAACAACATAATAAATTTAAAAGCAAATTTAACTAAAAATATAGACTTATTTTAAATCATATTGTATAGTAAATAAAAAGGATAAAAAGATGAACAAATCAATAGAATTTATACAATCACAAATAGAAGCATATGAGAATGGGGCTACGATGTTTATGTTTCCTTGTGTTCATTCAAAATTTGAAATGATAGCAATGAACGATAATTTTTATGTTGAAAATTACTCTCCACTTCAAATAGGAGATAAAAACATAAAAATTAAAGAAAAGTTTACAATGATAGTAAATGATATTTGTGAAGTTAAAAATTGTGCTTCTAAAATGACAAAAGAACAAAGCAGATACACTCTAAAAGAAATACTAAATGTAAAGATTGTAAAAGTGCAAGATATATTATATGAAAATAGTGAATGGATGAAAATTAATCCTCACGGAAGTTGTGGAATGAATGATATGTTTTATAATAAAATACTAAAAGAACAAAATATAAACAGAACATACGAAGATAACGACTATTTATTTTTAGTGGAGATTAAAAGATAAGTCTTAATTTTAGATATAATTAAAATAAAAAAGGCTATAGATGAGTTTACATAGCAGAATAACAAATAAAACAACAGACGGATTTAACAATGTGTTTAAAAGTATCGGTAGTCAAAAAGATGTAACAACCAATACGACCTACTCACGGAATCCGTACATATCATTAGACTACAACAAATGTAACGGACTGTATACAAATTCATTAGCTGGTAAAGCGGTTGATATTCCAGTAGAAGACGCTTTTCGTGGTGGGCGTGAGTTAATATGTGAAGATACCGATACGATTGAAGATTATAATGACTATTTAGATGATATTTGCATTGACGAAAAGCTAATGAATGCGATGAAGTGGTCTAAGATATTTGGTAGTGCTGTATTGGTTATCGTTAGTGAAGATGATGAAATGGATCAGCCTTTAATTGTAGATAACATCAAGAAAGGCGATGTAAAAAGAATCATCGCATTAGATAGATGGCAAATGTATAGTACAGATATTAATCGCAATCCTTTAGATGATAGTTTCCTAGAACCATACTACTACTATGCGACAAGAACATCAACAGCAATACATCACACAAGAGTAATTAAGCTTGATGGATTAACTACAACTCTATACGATAAAGAAGTACTGAACGGATGGGGTCTGTCTATATATGAAAGATTATACAAAGATATTATGAACGCCCAAATGTCGCCTGACTTATTAATCAACTTATTAGTTCAATCAAACTTAGATGTTTTTCACTTAGAGAATTTTAACGATACTTTAACAAATAATGATGATTTAATTACAAAGCGTTTGCAATATGCTCAAATGGGTAAATCTGTATTTAATGGGTTGATGTTAGATAAAGAAGATAATTATACAAACATAGCTAAGAACTTTAGCGGTCTTGATTCTATACACGATATATTTATTAATCTTGTATGTGGAAGTGCTGAAATACCAAAGACTCGTTTTATGGGTGAACAATCTGCTGGTTTAGGCAACGAGGGTGCTGGAGATATGAAAATCTACTATGATAGAATCGAAGCTAAAGAGCGTAACCAGTTAAGAAAAGTATATAACTATCTTGATCCAATTCTTACTAAGTCAAGATATGGTGATGTGCTAGATTTTGATTTTACATTCGGTTCACTATTCCAAATGACTGACGCCCAAAAATCAGAGATTAGAAATAAAGACGCACAAACAAATCAAATCTATATGACTAATGGAGTTATAACACCTTTAGAAGCTAAAGAATCATTGATAAAAGATGATTTATATTCTACTATTACAAGTGAAAGCGTAAGTGAAGAGAGTGATTTACTTAGAGAGATTAATAGCATAGAAGAACCATTTAATGAATCTAATAAATAACATAGTAGAAAACAAAAAACTAACAGCAAAACAAGCTGACAAAGTAACACTAGAAATTAAAGAGCCTAGTGTTATATCTGCACAGTATTTAAAAGAGTTAAAAAAGCTATCTAAAAGCCTAAAGAATGATATTAGAAATATATTACTACCAGCTATCAAAGAAACTCCAACAATCGGAAGTAATGATAGTGTATTTCAAATAATGTCTGCTATGGCTTTGTTACAATCTAAATATTCGAATATATTAGCGTTTTCTTTACCAGTCGCAAATAGTGTCGTTAAGTCAGTAGAAGCTTATAATAAAAACGCTTTTACTAAGAAGAGTGAATCTCAACTAGGTGTTAATTTAGAGAGCGTGTTAAATCAAAACAATTTAGGCGAAATAATAAACCTACAAACACAAAAGCAAGTCGGATTAATACGATCTATTCCCGAAGAGTTTTTAAAGAATATTGAGGTTATCGTAACTAACGGAGTGAGTGAGGGTTTAAGTTACAAAGAGATCGAAAGACAGATAAAAGGGATTAAAAATATTAGTTCAGTTTTTGGTAAGTTAGACTCAAGAATAAAAACAATAGCAAGAAGTGAGATAGGGACCATTAACGGAACTATGAATAAACAGCGACAACAAAGTGCAGGAATATCTATTTATAAATGGAGTACATCAGGTGATGAAAAGGTAAGGACAAGTCACAAAGTATTAGATAACAAGTATTGCAGCTGGAATGACGCTACAGTATATGCAGAT